CCGCCCCGGCAAGCGGGGCGATTTTTTTCGGTTCGTAGGTGTACAGGCCAACTGCGGGGCGCGGCGCGTTCCAGGGCCATGCAAAGGCGGCGTTAGACATTTGACGCCCCCATCATGTATGCCTCTATGAATGCTTCCGCGACCGGCGCAACGATGGCGTTTCCGTAGGCACGCAACTGGCCCACGCGTCCGGCAAGCCCATTAACCAGCGGCTTAAGTCCGGGTTTAACTGGCCTCCACTTTCCATCCCGGCAGAGAAGCCAGTCAGCAGATCCCCAGAAACTGTTAACCGCTCCGGGCCTGCTATCTGCGCAGCTACATCCAGCCGATCCGTTGACAGCTTCCCATTGCGAATCCTGCCACCCAGATAACCTCCCTTTCCGTCCATCGCTATTGGCGGCGGCCACCCAGCTAATACAACTGCCGTTTGCAAATTCAATCCGCCCTGCCGGCCTTGATTCCCCGGCCCTGTTCCCGATCTCGCTGTCGGAGTCGGCCACCCAGAAAAGACGCTGCCTGATGTGCGGCGCACCGAAGCCCGCAGCGCAGAGATCGAAGCCTGCGAAGGCATACTCCGATCTTTCCATTTGATCGCGTACATCGTCGAGCCAACCGAGGCCGTCTTTGCTTGCAACCTGTTCGCCAAAGATAACGTCAGGGCGGCACTCCGATATAAGACGAAACCATGTGGGGAAGAGGTGACGCTCATCGTCTTTTCCCTGTCGCTTTCCGCAGGCGCTGAATGGTTGACAGGGACATGAACCTGTCCAGACGGGGCGATCATCGGGCCATCCAGCACGGCGCAGGGCGTAAGACCAGACGCCGATCCCGGCAAAGAAGTGGCATTGTGTGAATCCTTTAAGGTCATTTGCGGTTACTTCCTCAATTGAGCGAGTGTCAACAACGCCGGGGGCAATATGTCCAGCGTCGATCAGGTTGCGCAGCCATTGCGCGGCAAAGGGATCGATCTCGTTGTAGTAAGCGATAGCGGCCATCAGAACGGCACCCCATCATCAAACCCGGAAAAAGCCATCTGATGCCAATGCACCCACAAGCCTTTGAGGCCCACCTTTTCAGTTGGGCAAAACCAAACGATTTCAATCTCGGCCATGGTTGTGACAAGCATATTCAGCCCCGAAATACCGTCTTCTTCATGCCTGACCAACTGGCACAGGATGGAGTCAATGACCATCACGCCACCTCTTTAAATTTGCGAGATATGCGGAGTACACCGATCACCTCGCCAGCCATATCGCGACTTTTGGCACTCACGGAACGGCGGACACTCAGGGAGTGAAGCTTGAAGGCGGAATAAATTTCGCGAGTTTCAAGCGTGTCGCTGTTTGAGATGATCGAGCGGGTGCCGTGCTGGCGATTGGCATCGATCAGCGTTGCAACTAGATCGCGATGATCGTCCAGGGTAAATGGCTTGCCGTAGGCCGTGAAATTGGAAGTGTCGCTAACCGGGATATAAGGTGGGTCACAGTAAATCACTGCGTCATATGCCAACTGCATAACGTCAGGGATGGAGTGTCGAAAATCGCTATGCATGAAAATAGCTTTTGTGTTACTGGCCTTTTCGGCGAATAAGCGCACTTCCTTTTCAGGGAAGTAAGGCGCGACATATTTACCGAATGGAACGTTAAATTCCCCCCTCAGATTAGTGCGATACAGCCCGTTAAATCCATGGCGGTTCAGATACAGAAATAATGCGGCATACAGCAAAGCCTGATCAGGCCTGGAGGTATCACTCCACTGCATGGAGTTAAAAAGCGTCCTTCGTGCGTAGTAACGATCTTCGGTGTTATCGCCATGAAACATCGATCTCGTGATGTTGATCAGGCGTTCGGTATCCATCGTGACCACGCGGAAGAAATTGATCAGCGCGCGATTGCTGTCGCAAAGAATGTAGCGGCGGTATTCCGTGTTCATAAACACAGTTCCGCTTCCTACAAATGGCTCAATCAGACAATCGGCTTTCGGCAAGTGCTCCAGCAGCTGCGGCATAACGCGAGTTTTACCGCCCGCCCATTTGATTGGTGATCTGATCATTATCTTGCCCTCACAACGATTCGAGGTGTGGGGAAGTCAGGCGTTGCCAGACCTCGCAAACCTGCTCCGCCCGATATACGGCATCGGTCAGCATGTAGGTTGCCGTTGAGCGACGCGGATGCGGCGTATATCCGGTGACACCGGCGATATGGATTAACGTTGAGAGATGGCGAATTTCGAAAGGAGGTATAACCTGCTCTGGGATGCCATAACGGTGGAGAGCATGAGCCAGCGTAGCCACATCAGCTGAATTGCCCGCAGACCAGCAATAGAGTTTTTCGTGTTTTGATGCGGTGGTATTAATAAACCGGCAGGCGGACCGTATGGCGTCAATCTCGCTGCAAGTTGCACTGATAACTTCAGCGCGCTGCGCGTTATCTCCCTTCATGAGCTGCAAAACAGCCTCAGGATAAATGCCCCCTACCGTCCTGATATTTATGGCGCGATAGAACTGCGGACCAATCTGACCTGTCGAGGGCTCGAAGAAAACGCACTCAATAGCAAAGATCGGCGAATCAGGCGCTTTCCCCAGCGCGCGAATATCTAACATGAAGTTATTCATTGTTTGTTACCCTCGTTAATGATTAATTCAGCGGTTGCTGATCCACCGCTCGACTGATAAATGAATTTCTTCCTGAGTGGCACTTTCCTTTTTCAGTTGGCTCATAAAAATACGCAGCAGACCAAGAAGGTGAGCACGTTCGCTTTTCCGTGCATTGGTGTTTATTTCCATAAAGTCCGGATCACTAATTCCGCTCTCCAGTTTTATTGACTTAACCGACATGGCAACCTCCTGAAAAAGGCAAAATGAAGCCCGACATAATGAATGCCTTTAATTTTCAAACCTGATTAACTAGTGATTAGGACGTGGTTTCCGCTTAACCTGTTTAAATATCCTTTCGTGCCAATAATAAAGGAAATCAATAAAGGTCATTCGAGCCCGCTCATGATTTCCGCGAATTGTTTTCTCCAGACCATAAATAATTAAATCAATTGATGGACTGTCAGGAGTTACAACAATGCGTGCGCCATTTTTTAAATTAACAGTAAAACCTTTCTCCGCATTCTCCACCGCTTCGCGAATCAGCATTTCCCGTTCCCACGATGTTTTCTCTTCAGTAAACACGTAAGCCTCCTTCTACCGCTACAGTAGTTTTTTGAATGCTCTTGCCAGAGTGGTAAGTAAGCCTTTATTTATCTTTTTCGTATAAACAAAAGGCTTACTCATACCTTTAATAAAACGCACCTTGTTCGGTTCTGGTTTAAAGAAACGTCCGTCAGGGCACTCGATCCAGCCGCGAGTATTGCGATGGTGTGTTACCTGGCAACCCTGCCTTAACAGGCTGGCAAATGATGGAGCGTTATCGTTCATATCTTGTTCCTGCTACAGTTGTCTGCGGGACTTACGTTCTACTTCTTCGCGTCTGGCTTTAAATTCAGAAAGCCGCTTCTCTTTTTGTTGTTTTGCTTTATTGCAATGCTGCCTAATCAGGAACTGAATCAGATTTAAAATCAGCACCACAAAGATAAATAACATTGCGCCGATCACCATTTCCATCATCATTGCAGTCCTCATTTATAAAAAACTGCTGTTTTTTAACATACAGTCAATCGTGGCGCAGGCTTCTGCTAATGCGAAGTCACGACCATAGTAATTATCCGTTTCAGCCTTATCGTCACGCTTGTTAATTAAATAAGCCTGACGAGCGTTAAAAATATTACGCGGTGTTTTACGGATGGTAAAACCACGGTAAGCAAATGTGTTTTTACTTACCTGTACTGCACCGTGAATACTTCCGGCATGTGATCCGTGTTGTGAATACTGTTTTCGCATTACTAATTACTCCTTATGCGCGGTTTTGTAGGGTGGAACGGCTATTACGTTTCAACACATTGTGTTTGTTGCCAGTGGTGCGGCGATAAGTTGCTTTATCTCGCATCAGACGGTCGATGTAGTGTTTTTCTTCCGGGGTAATTAGTGCGCGGCAGTGTGCTACAGCGTCCCAGTATTCTTGCAGCATGATGAAACGTTTTGGTCGCTTTGAACCCGGCATACCTTCGCGGTGTACTGGTAATTGAGCACGATCCATTAAGTTGCGAACTGACTTGAGAGTCCGCCCTGTCAGATAGGCGAATTCAACAGGTGTAACGAAAATCTGTTTTTGCAGTTCTTCGGTATTCATGTCCCTGATTCCGTCAGCCTGCGAAGTAGTCATTTTGCAGATGCGTGCGATACGAGCACCGTCTAACGGGAATTGCCGTAAATGTTGAGATCCCGCGTTTAATTCGATTTCTCGTGATTGTGTCATTTGTTAGACTCCAACGTTGAGGCATATTGAGGCTAATGTAGCCTCTTTGCCTAAAGGTGGTCATTGTGCTTAGTTAAGTACCAAATGACCGATATCGGGTAATATGACGAGATCAAAGCATTATGTCAATGACGCAAGGTGAGAAATTAAGCCTTATCAGAGAATCTGAACGCCTTACTAAACGCCAACTTACTGATTTAACAGGGTTGAGTTATTCAACTTATGGCGGGTATGAGCGCGACACGACCAAAATGACTCTTGAGTCAGCAATCAAGCTCTTTGGACATCCACGGTTCCATAAGTACCAGGAGTGGTTCATGTACGACCGTACGGACCCGAGCCGAGGCCAAATAGCACCGGCTCTCGCACACAATGGGCCAGACGAAATTCAGTCAGACCCCTCCGGGAAACAGATTGGTTAACTTTATATAAACATTACATTTTCACTATTTGTTACCAGGATAGTGATCTGACTATTGGAGGGTTTTCTTATGTCCGTTAAGAAACTCGAAGATGGTCGCTATGAAGTGGATGTAAGGCCGCGCGGGCGCGACGGAAAGCGCATACGGCGGAAGTTTGATAGGAAAGCAGACGCACATGCTTTTGAGCGCAGCATCATTGCAAAGTATCAAAATCATGATTACCTGAACAGACCGGCTGATAAACGAAAACTAAGCGAGTTCATTGCTCTTTGGTGGCAGTTAATAGGGCGGAATAAGAACTATGCAAACCGCAGGCTTAGTGCTGTTAACTGCATTTGCCAGGATATGGGGGATCCCATGATTTACCAGATTGATGCTCGATGCCTTATCGACTACCGCGCATACAGACTGGAGCAGGGGATTAAGGCTTCAACGATAAATCATGACCTGTTTGCTCTTAGTGGCGTGTTTAAAGCTATGGCTGAAATTGATGAGTTTCACGGTGAGAATCCGGTAACAGCAATTTCAGCACTGAAAGAGCCTAAAACGGAAATGTCGTATTTCACTGAGTCGGAAGTAAACCGGTTGTTATCCCTGTGCTCTGGTGATTACTACCGTATTGCCGTTCTGCTACTTGCCACTGGTGCTCGATGGGGTGAAGCCTACCAGCTTAAGGCTGAAAACATTGTCGGTAACAGGGTGATGTTTACGATCACTAAAAATGGAGATCGGAGAGTGGTTCCCATATCTGACGACATTGCAAAAATAGTGAAACATCGGGAGTCAGGAAGGTTGTTCCGCGTGAGCTATAAAACCTTTCGTCTGCGCATGAAGGAAGCAAAGCCCAATCTTCCAGATGGGCAAGCTGCGCACGCGCTACGTCATACGTTCGCTACGCACTTCATGATCAAGGGCGGAAATATTATCGCGTTACAACGTATTCTTGGTCATTCCGACATATCACAGACAATGACTTACGCTCACTTCGCGCCGGACTATTTATTGGACGCTGTGAGCTACAATCCCCTCAGTGGAATGTCCACATTATGTCCACACTCTGGAGGCAATGCAGGGGTTTTGAGGGTTAGTTGA